AAATAAATGTAGCATTGGATCTGTATTTCCAAAACGAATTGCACGTAAGAAGTATTCTCCACCAACAGACCAGTGAACTCCTGGAGATGCTCCAGAAAGTAATGAAACTGATCCTGAAGGTTTCACGGTAGTTACACGAATTGATTCACGAACACATAGCCATTCTGAATATCGCTTATCATAATGACGAATCTTGTTGTATCCTTCGTCCATCCACTGTCTGGTTGTTGGCATTCCGTTTGTATCAGTAAATGATGCAATGCCAGTTAACGATGTTCCAATTCTACGGTTTCTTTGCATAATACCGTTTGTAATTTGCCAATGTGTTGGAAGCAATGTTACAGTCTTTCCATAAAGATATGCAAACTTTAAAGTACGCATAAAATCTTCTTTATCTGTATGACGATTTAAATGAACCTCAACTAATGTACATAACTCATAAGATTCTAGTGGTTGTTCTGCACAAGGATTGAATCCCATAACACGATAGTCTTTTCCATCTGCTGGATCTGCTAGTCTTCCATAATTTCTTGCAACATCAAGCCAAATAAAACCAGGCTCTCCATTATCTGCAATTAAATCCACATAATCTTCATAATGAGTTCCAACTTCAGCAGAAATAGAGTTATTGCTCATCCATGCCCATCCTGGATTTTCTGAATCAAACGAGTTACGATCTGGAAATAGTTCTGAATTTTTAAGATTAATAAAATCTTTATCGTTTGGATTTCCAAGAGCAAGTGTTGCAGATCTGCGAACATTGCCAGAAACAACACACGTTCCAATAAGATTTACAATATCTACAATTGCTCTAGAATCAAACTTCTCTCCTGCTCTAGAGCCAATTACTTTACGGATCATTGTATGTAGATCTATTAATGGTTTTGGACCGCTTGCAACGCCACCAAAGCCCTTAATTGGGGCTCCTAGAGGGCGTATCAGATCATAGTTAAATTCTTGAATTGTTTGATTTGCTCTTAAGAATGAATTGAGCAAAAGTCTAACGGATTCTACCCATCCTTCACGAGTATCTGGAATTTCATATACAGATGCTGGTTCTGTTGGTGCATAAATAGATAGATCTTTTTCTTGACCTACCGTGTCAAATCCAACTCCAATACCAAGCATTAATGCATCCATAACCCAAGCAAATAAAGATCCTGGATCGTTACGATCAATATCTCTTGTTGAAACCATTGCACAGTTCTGAAGAGATGCAGAGTTTTTTCTTTCCATTGTCATTGGGGTACCAAAAGCCCAAAGACCTCTTCCTGGAGGTGTCCACTTAAGATTAAACATACGGTCATATGCTTCTTGTGCTGATTTTTGTGCTTTATAATCATTCCAAGGCAGTCTGTTTTCTTTTGCGTGATTCTTCTGTACTGAATACATACCCTCGATTACTCTTTTACAAACCTCATACCATCTTTCCTTAGTGCCATCATCTTTTACACGGGAGTAAGTACGAACAAAAGTAATCTCTCCTAATGAGTTTCCACCTGCATCTTTGAACCCAAATGGTGGTTCAATCTCTATATATTTGTTTACAAAATCATCAGAAAAGCGAAAAGAAAATACGTCAGACACAATACTCCTTAAATTTAATTATATGTTTTATTATAGCAGAGTTTTTATTTTATAACAACTCTCAATGTTTAGAATAGGTAGAGATTTTATTTTTATAAAACTATTTATAACTTTTTTTATGCCAATAAAATTTTTTATATCCTCCAGTAAATAAACTTCTAACCTTTTTTCTTTGTTTAACTATAATATTAAAATCAAAATCTTTATTAAAATCTGCAACCCAATCATTTCTTTTAAATGGAAACACTTGAACCAATGGAGTTCCTTTTTTAATTGTTCCTTTAAATTCTTTATCTACAAAAAATGAAAACAAACCATCTGATAAAAGAGTGTCTGTATCAATAATTGCAGAAACTGCATGCAATGGAATATAATCTTGGTGTTGTGGCTCCATAAATAAACAACTATATCCTTTTTCTGTTCCTACTACCCAAGCCATATTAACTCTAAATAAATACTCTGTAAAAAAATTATGATTAAATGGATAATGAGATATTTGCCCCATCTTGTGAGAACCAATAAGAGGTGTATTTAATTTTTTATATTCTTCTGGTATGTTAAAAATTTTATTATTTTCAGTCGTATCAATTTCTATATCTACTGGACATAACAATAAATATCCACTAGTTATTATATCAAAAATTGCTTGGCAACCTTTTATTGTTGTTACATCAACTGGTTGATTTTCTTGCACAATATAACTAGGTTGGTCCTTATACCATTGCGGAATATTTTTTGACATTGGTATTGGTGCAGGAAAAACATCAATCATTTTTGGATAAAGATAATTAAATGATATTTTTTTATTTTCTTCCATTAATAAATTATAGCATTAGTCTGGTCGGTCAAATGCTAACATGTTTTCAGTAAAGAAGTTATCATATGGTTCACAGTTAATAGATATTTTATCCATTTGAACTTCTATATTTTCAATTCCTGAAATAGGTACCCAAGTTCCTTGTGCATAGTTATAAACTTCATAAGTACTATCTATGTTTGGTGTTTGTAAAAATTGTGTAATTCCATCTTTTTTAACTAAAACATAGTGTCCGTGTGTGTATAAAGTTCCATTGATATAAATAAAACTTTCAGCAGTTCCTGGAATTACAGACATAACAGTTGTTTCAACAACACGATCATTTGTTAAATCTATGTCAGAAGATGTCCACTCTGTCCAATTTGTTGTTACTGTATCTTCACCTAAATCCATTGCATATATAACATCTCCAACAACTAAATCTTCAATAAACTTAGTGCCTGTTGGTGTCAATACTTTTGTTTGAACTGCAATTGAATCTCCCCAAGAATGATATCCAAAGAAATATGCACCGAAGGCACCGAAGGCACCAAAGGCACCGAAGGCACCGAAGGCACCGAAGGCACCGAAGGCACCGAAAGCACCAAAGGCACCGAAGGCACCGAAGGCACCGAAGGCACCGAAGGCACCGAATGGAGTAAAACTAAATGCTGCAGGTGTTGTTACTACATTAGAGGATGCTGAGTTTGCTGAGTTTCCATTAGCATTTGTTGAAAATACTTGATAGGATTGTGATGTACCTGCAGTTTCTGCAACTAATAATGTTATGACTGCTGCTCCAACAGCATATGTTGGCCCATCAGAAGAAACTACTGTATTACCAGTAATGGCACTTCCGCCTGTTGCATTAATTGTCCAGTTAACTGTGTCTCCTTGTGGAGCATCTCCATATGTTGTAGTGGTTCCAATTGTTGGTTCTTGAGGTACTGTTGTTGCAGTAATAGAAGCAGATGCACTTGATGCAGCAGATGATCCATAAGCACTATTTGCTACTACTGTAAATGTATATGCTGTGTTTGATTGAAGTCCAGTAACTGTAATTGGGGATGTTGCTGATGTTCCAGTAAAAGATCCTGGAGAAGATGTCGCAGTATAGTCAGTTACTACAGCAGTATTTCCTGAAGTTGCAGGGGTAAAAGTAATAGTTGCAGAACCATTATTATATGGTCTTGAAGTTCCAACATTTGTTGCAGTGCCTATTGTTGGTGCATTTGGAGCAACAAAGTTATCCTGTGCTGCTGACTTAATACCTTTTTTTCTACCTGCTGCCATTTTGTCCTCTTCCTATTAATTTATTATGCTGACAAATCTCCCATTACAACCCATGTATCTGTTGCTCTTTTGAAAAGAGTTGCAGATGACCATTGTGTACGTAACTTTAATCCAGGAGTACTGTTTACTGTTACTCCTGCTGCTCCAGCAATTGTTACTTGTCCCGCTCCAGTTTGTAATACATCAATAGAAGTTCCTACTGGAAATGCTGTTGTTGCATTTGTTGGAATTGTTAAAGTAGTTCCGCTTGCGCTGCTAACTTCAATTAAGTTATCTCTAAGAGTTAATCCACCTGTTGATAAGTTATAAGATGCTGTTTGTTGAGAAATTGGTGTCCGTGATACAACACCTTCTTTAGTTTGTGTACCGTCGGTAAAAATAAATCCACCAGCAGTTGTGCTAAGAACCGCAGTTCCGTTAACCTTTAAATCTTTTCCTGAAGCAAGGTCAATATTCTCGGAAGATGTCCAAGAAGAAGTTGCATTAACCCAGTTAAAAGTTTTATTTGTTGCACCATTAAGTGTGATACCTCCACCATCAGCAGTGGTATTTGTAGGTGTTGCAACATCTCCAAGAACAATATTTTTATCTTCAATAACTAAGTTAGTTGAGTTAAGATTTGTAGTTGTTCCATTTACCGTCAAATCTCCAGAAAGAGTTAAGTTTACTGCTGTAGCAGTTCCAGTAAATGCTGGTGCTGCAAGTGGTGCCTTAGCGTCTAACTGTGTTTGAATTGCTGAAGTAACTCCATCAACATATCCAATTTCAGTAGAGGATACAGTTGAAGAAATACCAAGTTTGGTCCAGCCAATTGCTGCAGATGCGTTAATGTCAGCATCAACAATTGTTCCATCAAGAATTTTTGCAGAAGTAACTGCACCATCTGCTAAATCTCCAACAACAATTGTTCCATCAGCAATCATTGCAGATGTAACGGTTCCTGAAGGAAGAGTTACTGTTCCTGTGAATGTAGGAGAGGCTAGTGGTGCTTTAGCATTTAATTGTGTTTGAATGGCTGAAGTTACGTTATCAAGATAACAAATTTCAGTTGAACTTACGGTTCCAATTGAGGTATTTGCAGGAAGAACGGTATCTCCAGTAAATGTTTTTGCTCCTCCAATTGTTTGAGCACCTGATTTAAGCACAATGTCGGATGTGTCTGAAATACCGTGAACACTTGTTGTATCTTGTTCATGAGAGGTAACATCTGCTACTAGTGCAAATGTTCCTGTTGCATCTGGAATCATTATTGTACGATCTGCTGTAGGATCTGTTACTGCTATGGTGGTTTCAAAAGCGTCTGCTGTTGTACCCTCAAAAGTAATACTTCCAGTAAATACTCCGGCATTTGTTATATCTGTTAAGTTTCCTGTTGTAATAACTGTTCCTGTTGCATCTGGAAGAGTAATGGTGCGGTCTGCAGTTGGGTCTGCTACTGCTAATGTAGTTTCAAAAGCATCTGCTGTAGCACCTTCAAAAAGAAGTGAAGTGGTAAAAGTTTGTCCCGATGCTACTGCACTATCTACATATGATTTATTTGCTGCATCTCCAGTTTGTGTTGGTGTTGCTATGTTAACAATCTTATAAGTATTATCTAAATCAATATTTCCAGTCATTACTCCGCCTGATTTTGCTAAACGAAGTAATACATCTGATGATAATGCTACTGTGCCAGTTGCATCAGGTAATGTAATTGTGCGATCTGCTGTGGGATCTGTTACTGTTAAGGTAGTTTCAAAAGCGTCTGCTGTAGCGCCTTCAAAAACAATTCCTGTTGTAGCATTAATTGTTGTGCTGTTAATAGTAGTAGTTGTACCACTTACTGTTAAATCTCCTGATACTGTAACGTTTCCACTACCGTCGGCCAAAACGACTGTACCTGTTGCGTTTGGAAGGGTAATGGTACGGTCTGCTGTAGGGTCTACTACTGCTAGGGTAGTTTCATAAGCGTTTGCTGTAGTACCTTCAAAAGAAATACTTGAACCAAATTGGGGATTTACTGTGCTGTCTGAGTCAATAAAGTAATCAAGGTTGATCCAGTGGTTTGTGCCATCACCAATTTTAAACTTATTAGTATCTGACTCGTAACCGATTTCTCCGGCTGCAAGGATTGGGCCGTTGCCACTGTTGGTTGATATCCACTGGGCTGCAGTACCCCTTCTCTGTTGCATTCTTGTTGCCATAATTTACTCCCCCTAGATTTTATTCTTTCTTTATTATAACATATGATTAATTAAAGTTATCTAACGGACTTCCGCCATCATAACTAGTTAACCACTCTACTGAATCATAGAATCCTGCAATTTGTGCTGAAGAAAATACATCATCATATGCTCCTGCATCTTGAAAAACGGTAGTAATAAGTCCCGTTCCATCAATTGCAGTATCGTGAATATGTTGTCTCAAGTTTGCAGTATCATCAAAGGTAGCAATCATAATCCAGTCTGCAGCATCCGTTGAATATATTGAAAGATGCTGCGTAACTGTATCAAAGTATACTTGTCCATCTACTGGTGAAACTGGAGCAGTTGATTCCGTTGGAAAAACATTTGCAGAAATTCCTGCAATTGCGGTATCAACATATAATTTAGTTGTTGCATGAGCATTCTGAGTTGGGGTGGCAACTGTAACTACTCCACCAAAGGTACCAGTTGTGGCTACGTTTAAGCCATTCTTGACCTTGAAGTCTTTATCTACTGTTGCCATTTACTACCCCCTATTTTTTTATTAAGCCTCGATGTATGTTTTGTGAACTTTAACAACTGTGCTTGCTGATGTGCCAGTTACCTGAAGAAGAACGTTTCCAGCACTGTAAACAGCGTTTGTTGTTCCTAGTTCAGCATTGCTAACTACGTCAGCATACTCTGTTAAGTAAACGTTATTGTTTCCATCAACTGTTACAAGCATTTCAATTACTTCAATATCATTGCCAAGTTTCATTTGAACAAGATATTTAGCGCTTGAGTATGTTGCTGCTGACCAAGTGTCAATAGTTGTTGCTGATGTTGAAGCGGTTCCTGTTGCAGATCCTGAAAGTGAATCTGGATACTCCATAGATGTTGCCTTTGCTGCGCCAAGAGTTGGTGTAACAAAAGTTGGGCTATTGGTAAATGCTACTGTTGAAGATCCTGATTCATCAGTTAATGCTGTTGCAAGGTTTGCAGAAGATGGTGTTGCAAGAAATGTTGCTACGCCAGTTCCAAGACCTGAGATACCAGTTGCTACTGGAAGACCAGTTGCATTTGTAAGAACACCAGATGCTGGAGTTCCAAGTGCTGGTGTAGTAAGTACTGGTGATGTAAGAGTCTTGTTTGTAAGAGTTTCTGTTACATCTTTAAGTGCTGTTCCGTTTACATAATATGACTTTCCTGAAGCAAGATTAAAATGCTCAGAAGATGTCCATGCATCGGTTGCGTCTACCCAGTTAAGTGTGTGATCTGTAGTACCTTTAAGAGTAATACCACCACCATCGGCACCTGCATCTGTTGGAGTTGCAACTGAACCAAGTGTAAGGTTCTTATCGTCAACTGTGATTTCTGTTGAGTTAATTGTGGTTGTTGTACCGTTTACTGTTAAATCCCCTGACAAAACAAGAGATGTACCAGTTGCAGCACCAATGTTTGGTGTTACAAGTGTTGGTGTATTAGCAAAAACAAGTGCTCCAGTACCAGTTTCATCAGAGATGATACCAGCAAGTTCTGATGAACTTGTTGCTGCAAGTGCGTTTAACTTATCTGTTGTTACAACAAGAGTCTTTGATGACGGGATAGTTGTACCGTTAACAGATGTAGCAGTAGCAACACCAAGAACTGGTGTAACAAGAGTTGGTGTATTAGCAAATACTAATGCGCCTGTTCCTGTCTCATCTGAAATAACTCCTGCAAGTTCTGCAGATGATGTTGCAGCAAGTGCTGAAATTTTGCTTGTTGTATAAACACCATTTGTTACTGTTGCAGCATTTCCAGTTGTAGAACCGGATGTTCCTGTTACGTTACCTGTTACGTTACCAGTAAGATTACCAGTAAATGTTCCAGCAATTGCACCTGTTCCAGTAATGGTTGGGCTAGTAATAGTTGGAGTAGTTAATGTTTTGTTTGTAAGTGTTTCTGTTCCTGCAAGAGAGGCTACGTCTGCATCAGTTACTGCAGTGTTTAATTGAGCCAAAGTTGAAGTAACTGTGTTTGAACCAAGTGATATTGATTTGTTTGAAAAAGTATTTGTTGATGAAGCAGATACTGTAATATCTGAAGTAAGTGCTACTGTACCTGTTGCATCTGGAAGTGTAATTGTCCGATCTGCGGTTGGATCTGTGGCTGCAAGTGTTGTCTCATAGGCATCTGCTGTTGCACCTTCAAATGAAATTTCTGTTTGAAATACACCAACTGCTGCTGGATCTGACCACTGAACACCATAAGTTGCTCCTGATGCTGCTGTGAGGACTTGTCCGTTGGTTCCAACGCCAAGACGTGCTACTGCATCATCTGCACTACCAACAATTAAATCACCTTTAGCATCTACAACTCCTGCGGTAATAACATTCTTACCATTAACAGTTGCTGTTGATCCTTGAACAACTAAACCATTTTTTACTTTAAAATCTTTGTCTACTGTTGCCATTTTTTATCTCCTTTTTTATACCTTTAATCCCATACGTGCATAACGTACGGTGATAGGGGTTATACCGATAACTGGAGTAACCGTTACGGATACTGTATTTCCAGCACGGGAGACGCTAATGGTGCCAATATTCCCATCATTGTCGATTGTTCCATACTCACTGACAGACACATCTGTAGTGTCAGCAAGAATTGTCATTTCTGTTGCGTAATATTTATTTGCGCCACCAGAAGTCTTTTTAATAGAGATCATATACTTAACTGCTCTATATTCAGTTGCATCAAAATTATCAATTACTGTAGCACTTTCAATGCCGTTGATTGTTGACTCATTGTTTCCCGCACTACCCAAATCAGTTGCTTGAGCGCTTGCTGTGTCAATAAAGTCTTCAAAGTCCGTCTGTGAGGGACGATCTCCTGTTTGAAATCTTAACTTTAAGTTTGCTAGTGATAGTCGGGCCATGTTTATATTATAACATAATTTTATTACAAAATATAGTTAGAAAAACCAATTATCTGCATACCAATTCCTGGAGGATTTAAAGGATTTATACCTTCAATACCTACATTAGTTATCTTTAATCTAAATGGAAGTATTTCATTTATTGATACCTTTTTAGAATAGTCAACTGTTTTTATACCCGAAGATTTAAAACCTTTTATTGGAATTATTTTGGTTTTTGTTTTAACGTCAGTTAAAGTTGTTTTTGAATAATTAACAGTTTTAATTTTGGAAGACTTAAAATCTTTTACTGAAGTTATCTTTGCTTTTGCCTTAACATCAGTTAATGTTGCTTTAGCCATTTGTTATGACTGATCTGTAACTTCGCCAAGCATGATCATTTCTCCTTGACATACCGTCCAAACCCTTGTAGGATCTGTAAGTTGAACATCAAAAACATCACCAGTTCTTAATTGTTTAGATTGAGCAGGAGTCAAAGAAACTAAAAACTCTCCATCTCCATCAGTTACTGATTGTACTGGTACTAATTTGAATATTAAATCATCTCCGACGTTATCAGAGTACCGTCTAAAATCGACCTCAATGTCCCAATCATCAACTACAATTGGATCTCCTGCATCATCTTGTACATATATTCTAAAAGAGGCGCTATCGCCAATTACAACCGTCCAGTTAACCAATGGTGGCTTATTTCCAATATTGTAGGTAGAAGGAGCCTTTACATCCATCTCTGATTCGTCTGGATTGCGGTATTTAGCCATAAAGAAATTATATCACATTAAGTCTTTAAGTTGACTCAATCTCCAAATCCATGATATACTAGTGAGTAACACCATAACTTTATGGTGTTTTTGTTTCTAAGGAGGAACAGTCATGACAACTAATAAGATAGTGATTGGAATACTCGCAGCAGTAACTGGAATTGCTTTGTTCTCTAATTCTAGTGCTAATGCTGAAAATAATTTGAGTAAAACAATGTCAAAAGAAGAAACAGCAACCGCTCAGGCGGTTTTTTTGGTTTCTAAGGAAAACAAATTAAATAGTTATAAGAATGTTAGAAAGCAACTCAGTCCAACAGATTTAGTAGATCTTTTAGAATCTGTCGGTTTTGAAGGGTATGCACTAAAAGTTGCTTGGGCGACAGTAATGAAAGAATCAATGGGAACCCCTACATCCTTTAATGGTAATCGTAGTACAGGAGATAGTTCATATGGATTATTTCAAATCAATATGTTAGGATCATTGGGCGCAGATCGACGGGATAAGTTTAACCTTGATTCCAACGACGATCTATTTGATCCCGTTAAAAATGCACAGATTGGCTACCACATGAGTGATGGTGGTAAAGACTGGTCTGCTTGGAAAGGTATTACTTGGAAGACTAAAGAGTGGTTAGCAAGGTATCCTGATTAATCTTCTTTAAAAGAAACTCTAACCTGTCCCCATTTTCCTAAAGGACACTCTGCATTTGGCAGTTTAGTTTTTTGATTCATCAAACAACCACATTTTTTACATTGGCTTGTTAGGTGTATTAGTTCTGGACATGTTTTACATATGTTAAAACGCTCTGTAGCAATTTCTGTTTCTACCCTGCCAATATTTTTATTAAATAAATCCCAAGGTCTTGCTTTTTTTTCTGACATTAGAATTATTCTGGATTTGTAAATTCAGAGGTTAATGAGTTATAGGTTGCTCCAATTTTAACATCAGAGGTTCCATCATTGTGAACTTTATCACTAATATCTACAATGACTGGATCGCTTAAAAGTATTGCACCTAATTTATCATTTGTGCGAAGCACGTCTACAACTTCTCCATCAATAATAAGTGCTAGTCCAATTGGAACAATTGTGAAGTCTGGCAAATCTGGCATATTTATCTCCTTTTAGTATAGTATACAGTATTAATTTTTATTGTGCAGCAAAATTATCCAATAAAGATCCAACATTTGTGGTTGATGGAGTTTTTACTATTCCAACACTTGTTCCTTTAGTTGGTGATGTAGCGGTATAAACAAGATCTGATCCCAATTGTGAAGATAGTCCAGCACTTGAGTACGCCTTTGCTGTTATTACATTTCCAGATGTTGAAACAAGAATAGATGAAGCGGTTGTATAACTAGAAGAGTTATTTTGAGTTGCTATTGTTGATGATGTTGGGGTGGTGATTGTTCCAGAAACATCTGAATATATTGAAAGAGTTGTTGCTGTACAGGTTTGACAATTACAACTATATGTTGGATTATAAGACGCACAGCCACCACCAGTATAACTAGAGCATCCACAGTGCGCTTCATTATACTCACTTACAACTGAATAAATTGCAGCACCATTAGTATAAGTACATCCTGAACCACCAACATCGCCATCATTACTATCATAACATCTGCAACTTGTTGGTCCACCACTATAGTAGTATGCACCACAGGCCCCACAACCACTACAGACCTGCTGGTACCCTGATATATATGAGTATTGGCAGTAGGCCACAACGCAAACTGTTGGATTATAAGACGCACAGTCACCACCACATGTTTGGCAATTACAACTCGAACTAGAATATGAAACAGAACTTGCCCACCAATTATTATTATCAGTTACCCAAAAAGCAACTCCTGGGCCACCATTTGTAATATCAGCAGAAACTGCTACATTTTGAAGTCCTAAATTTATTGATGCTAATGGATAAGTACTTCCTGCATCTGAAGATGTTACTTTATTTGAAGATATTGTCCATGTGCCTCTTGTTGCAGACCATGACTGCCCTGTGTCTGCTGAGCCTATAGATCCATCTGATCTATTGAAAGAATCAGTTATCCTGCTTAATATTGATGTGATAATTCCAAGTATATTTAGCATGGAATATCCTTAAGCCGTCAGGTCGCCTAGAAGAACCCAGGAGTTTGTTCCTACTTTAATAAGTGTTGCTGCTGAGTATTGTCCAGAAAGTTTTCTATTATTACTTTTACTATTTAATGTAACGCTTCCACTTACTGGTGCAACTGATGTTTGAACAGATCCTATTTGTAGAATGTCGACTCTTGCTCCCGCAGGAAATGTGGTTTCTAATGGAATTGTAATAATTGAAGTTGATGAAGATACGTTCATAATAATAATTTTTCCAGCATCTGTTGGATCTAATGTATAGTTTCCTGTTTTTGTTGATGAATCAACTGTTTGCTTTAATGTTGAAACAGCAGTTGGTGTTGCTGCTTTAATTGAAGAGGTTTCTGATGTTGAATCACTTAATTGAACAATTCCTACAACAGATGTGGTTGCTGCGGTAGATGCTTTGTCATACGCTGCTTTTACTGCTGTTGGTGTTGCTGCAAGAATTGAAGATGTTGTTGATGTTGAATCTGATAGTTGAACAACTCCAGGTGTTGAAGTCGATGCTGCTGTAGGTGCTGCCCAGGAAAGTCCAGTGGCTGTGGCTGAATTTGCTGTAAGAAGATGTCCGTTACTTCCAACCCCTAAGCGAGTTACTGTATTGTCTGCAGTTGCAACAAGTAAATCTCCTTTAGCATCTACAGTAGAAGCAAGAATTTGTCCGTTATTAACAGAAACAATTGAAGCAAGTTGTGTATCAATATCATATAAATATTTTGAAATGCCACCAGTTGGAGTAGCACCACTTGCAAGCGGAGCATCCTGTCCATAATGATAATTTCTTAATGCAATCTGAATGTCTGCAGCATCTGACATTGCTGGCATTTTTGCAAGGGGATATTTATGAGTTCCGTCAGTTCCAATATTTGTGGCAGCCATACAAAGATTATACCATAATAATAAAAATTATTGATTTATTGTAACAATATTACTTGCTTGAGTTACTTCTACTTCTTGATCAATTCCTGTTGAATTTGGAGCGGTATTGAGAACAATATTTAAATCTGATTCATAAACAGTTACTGAATCTAAATAAACAACAACTTCTGGCATTATGCACCAGTTACATCGTCAGTTACTGTAATTTCTCCAGTTAAAAGTGTATATCTCAATGAGGCACCATTAAAAATTTCAACATCGTAATAATATGTTCCTCCACCAACTAAGTCTGCTCTAGCATCTGGTTTAATTACACAAGTAATAATATCTGTACTTGTATTTATTACTGCAGAAAGTTTGCTTGCGTCCGCAACACTATCAATTGATGTGGTTGGGTTATTGCCTCTACTTGTAGAAATTGTAAAAACTGCTCCGGCAGCAGAATAAGAATCTAGTTGAAAAGTTGCTCCAGAAGAATTTTTTGGGGTAATTACAAACTGAAACGTGTCTCCACGATAATAGTCAAAGTTATATGTACCTGGGAATGCCATGATCTTATTATACCACTAAGAAATGTGGACTAAGATAGATTTGACTTTTACATCCCCGTCAAAATCTGCTCTAATTTGTGGATTAATACCATATTTTCTAATTCTATCATTTATCACGTACAAAGTTTGGGTAACTGAAAAATCATAAAGATATTTATACTTTAGGTTTGCTACAAACTGTGTTGAATTTAAAGTTGCTTTTTCAGAAAAGGCTCTTATCCAAACCTCAGTATTATTTCCATATGTTTCTAGTTCAAAACAATAAGTTATTTCAACTCTAGTGCCTATATCTAATCCTTTAAAGTTTAATTGTTGATTTGCTGCACTCCATAGACTTACATTTCCTTTTGGCAAATATTCTTCGTTTGTCCCCTCAGATTTTGCATCGTTTAATATATTTACCCATCCTTCATCTCCGCTAGATAGTCCTACACGAATTTGTGACTGATCTAAATTTTCATAATATGCCCAACCAGACTTTTTATTTTGAGAAACTATTCCGTTGCTTGCAACAATTGACGATTCTCCTGGTTCTCCTTTTTGTCCTCTTTCACCTTTAGCACCTTGTGGCCCAGGATCCCCTTTGTCGCCTTTTGGTCCTATCTCTCCCTGTCTGCCAGCAATACCTTGTGGTCCTGGTGGCCCTACAAGTATTCTATAGTCTATATCGGGCACTGAGGGATTATTTGTTTCTACAACTGTTTCTGCTGCTGCTTCGGCATAGCCATATTTAGGCTTTGATTGCATCCCTGGAATTTCAGACTTTTTACTTATACTCACTTATTAATTATAAAGGTTTTTAAGTTAACCTTAATTACCTTAGAGGGTGTAACTGCAGGTGATGTAACTTTAATAATCATAATCCAGTACCTGTTACATCGCTAAGCACTACAATAGT